GTGCTTCTACTTCGTCTTTCGACGAAGCCGTGGCCTCGTGACGAGCTGACTTCGTCAATCCTTCTTACAGAAAGATTAACTTATGTTCATCTCGTTCATTAAGTCACTCATCTTCGATCTCGTGATCAACCTTGTCACGAGGAGGAAATCGAAGATTGGCGGTAAGTCCGTCCGTTGATTGCACTGGCATTCGCACATGCTACCAATCTCTGGTCCGTTTAGTAAAACGGAAACTTTTCCTGGTCCGCCGATATTCACAGGCTTTCGTCCCGTGTGGTATTACTCCACCGTGACATGGTATCGACAGCGTAAGCCTTATAAGCTTCCTCTGTCGTACTCTAAGTCTGTTCGTCAAGTTCTATCAAATACGAACTCGACATATCAGCAGATCAACGCTAACTCTGATTCGACGATGGCTTATAACCCTTCCGGTTCAGATGCTTCGGCCTATAACAAGGCTTACTCGTCTTTCCGTTCTAAGTGTTATGAATCCGCGTCCCTCAGTGTCTCTTTAGCGGAGCGAAAGCAATCTATGAATATGATCAGCACTCGTGCTAGTCAGCTTTTTAGATTCACTCGCGAGCTTAAGAGGTTGCGCTTTGATAAGGCGGCGGCGGAACTTGGTTTAACCAAGATCCCGGGGTCTCTTTGGAATCGTAAAGGTCCTAAAGCCCTCGCTCATAACTGGCTGGAGTTCCACTTCGGCTGGCGTCCCCTCATCAATGACATTTACGACTGTTCGAAGGTACTTTCCTCCTCGATTCCCATCGAGAAGATTCGTGCCTCCGGCTCGTCGTCTGCGTTCTATAGCATTGGCCCGGATGCTAACGGCGTTACTAACTCTTTTAGAGCAAAGTCGCGCTGTTCTATCCAGGCCCAGATTCGATTTGATAACCCGAATCTTGGCTTAGCGACACAGTTGGGTCTTACTAACCCTGCTGTCGTTGCGTGGGAGCTCGTTCCATTCTCCTTTGTGGTAGATTGGTTCGTGAACGTGGGAGATTTCCTCCAATCGTTTACGGATTTTGCTGGGTTTTCGTTCTTGAATCCCCAGCGAACGACGGTTACCATCATAGACGCTGATCGGATTGGGAAACCTCCTGGGACATCGTTCCAGGCGAAAACCCGATCCGTGGCTATCACGCGCTCCGTTGGGTCCATTCCTGGTCCCACTTTGCGCGTACGTGACCCTTGGGTCATTTCACCAACCCGCGCTATCACTTCGATATCGCTCTTACTTCAGCGTTTGCCGAAGTAAACTACCTTAGGAGTTCTCCTATGCCAACTATGGCAAATATCACCATCAAGAAAAATGATGGTACAACGGACCAAGTGTACACTGTCGCTCAAGCCTCTGGCGGGGACAAATCCCCTGCTATTTGGCGAAACAACAGCGTCGGCTCCGCTCTTGGTCACCGCCCGACTTTCCAAGTCTCTGCCCGTGCGAACGGTCAAGGCTCGGCTCGTCGGGTGGAGACCACTTTTGTGTGGCCTTACACCGTTACGGGTTCTGATGGTAAGGTTCAGATCAGCGATCGGGCGATTGTGTCCCTGTCCGCTGTTCTTCCTCTCGGGATGCCTGTCACTGACATCAACGAAGCGGCTGCGCAGGCCTTAAACCTGCTTTCCTCTTCGCTTGTCAAGTCAAGTCTCCAGGAAGGATTCGCTCCGGCCTAATAAGCCTTTGCGTACTTACCTATGAACGCTCTTCCACGTGAAGTTGAGAGTGTGGTCCTGACTCTTTGTGAGGACCTCGCCACCCCTATTTCTCTTGGCGTATTCCTACGCATAAAGTATGGGGAATTCAACCAACTGGCCGTAATGGCTGTTGATCCGTCAAGCTATCTCTCTTCTGAAGATTTCTACCATGACTATGTCGCAGTATCGATCCTTAAGAAGTACCCTGAATTACCCACCACCATCGACCGTAAGGCCGTGGCCGTGGAGTCCTTCTGGGCCTCGGAGAAGGCTTGCTGTAGTGCTAATGTACGATTGAAGTCCCTAAAAGATGGTTCTCTTGAACCATCCGATTTGGCGTGTCTCGAGCTTATCGCTCGAGCGCGTAAAGTTACTTCTTTCATACTCGGACCTTGTCCAGACCTTGTTAAAGGCAGATTTGGTCCTGGCGCTACTTTTGGCGACAGGGGGCGTCTCACGACGGTCCCGGACAAAATGTCTTCCCAACCCACTCTGACCTCCGGCGCTCTACCATTCCTTTTTCAATGGAGTGGCACTGCATGGGCATCTGCCTGTGCTAACGCTGGAAAAATACCGACTTTTGTCCGCGGAAATCGTTTCACAACGGTTCCAAAGGACAGTACGAAGGATCGAGGAATCTGTATAGAGCCCTCGATTAATGTTTTCTATCAACTCGGCTACGGTCGAGTTATTCGAGAACGTCTTCGTAAAATTGGTATATACCTAGATCGGGCTCAAGAAGTTCACAAGCAGGTTGCTCGTGATGCTTCTATCAAGAAGCACTTGGCCACTATCGATCTAAGTAACGCGAGCGACACCGTTAGTACGGAGCTTGTCAGACTCCTACTTCCTTCCCATTGGTATAGAGCTTTGGACTGCTTGCGTAGTCCTACTACTGTAATAGACGGAAAAACCGTCCACTTACATAAGTTCTCTTCAATGGGCAACGGTTTCACGTTCGAGCTTGAGACACTGCTATTTCTAGCGATCTCTTGTGCGGCCCTTACTCTCTGCCGTGGCTTAGCCATGGAAGACTTCATCAAAGATTTTGATGTTCGAGTATGGGACGTTTACGTATTCGGAGATGACATTATCGTCCCTTCCGATACGTTCTCGACCGTGATTGCTGCTTTGCGATATCTCGGCTTTACTCCTAACGATCGAAAGACTTTCAATCATGGGAGTTTCCGAGAGTCCTGCGGTGGGGACTTCTTTAATGGTAAGGACGTAAGACCCTACTTTATAAAGGAGGTTCCCAATGAACCGCAGAGACTCATCGCAATTGCTAACGGTATTAGGAGACTGGGTCGTAAAGACCATTATCCTAGTATTGGTGATCCTCTTTATCTTCGAAGTTGGTTCCGCGTTTTGGACGCGATTCCATCGGATATACGAAGACTCCGTGGCCCAGAAGGCCTCGGAGATCTCGTTATCCACGACGATAGAGAAAGATGGTCTACCCGTTGGCGTAACAGCATACGCTACATTGAGTCCTATGTTCCCATTGAGGCAAAATATGTCTCTTGGTCACATTTTAGACCTGATGTAGTGCTCGCGACAGCGCTTTATGGTACCGGTGATGGTGAACGAGGCATTTTACCTCGCGACTCCGTCTCTGGTTTCAAAAAACGCTGGGTTCCCTTCAGCTGAAGGGTCTAGCCTCCTCAGGCTAGGGGCTTTTGGG